GAGATCTACACAGAGTAGATCGTCGGCAGCGTCAGATGTGTATAAGAGACAGAGGTAGTTGCGTACAGCGCAGACGGCAAACTCGCGCTCCCAGCGGCGGACGGCGACCCGGCTGTCGGCGTAATTCTCAGTGACGCAGCCGCATACGATACCGGCACGGCGCTGGTGACGAAAGCAGGAACGGCGATCGACGTCCTGATCAAGGACATCAGCCTGGCGGAAGCCGGGAAACCTGCCGCAAAGGGCGGCCCGCTGACCGCCAGCGCGACGGGGACGGTCAAAAAAGCGGCGTCCGGTAACTTCATCCTCGGCGTGGCGCTGACCGCGACGCAGGAAGCCGGGGAACTGGTGCATCTCCAGATCACCAAAAGCGGCTTCATGGCGGCAGCTGCCGCAGCGGTCACACCGCCAGAGGGAAAAGGATAAATCAGGAGGTAAAAAGATATGAAATTGACAGCCACGGATGTAGCGGCTTCGATCCAGAAGGGTACCTTCAAGCCGCACATTTATTTGACCAACGTCTGCCTGTCGTATTTCCAGAGTGCGGCAGGCTTTGTTGCGCGGAAGGTATTCCCCATCGTCCCCGTGCCGATTTCCTCGGCGCATTTCTACGAATTCGACAAAGGCGATCTGGCGCGGGACAACGTAGCCCGAAAGCCGGAGTTTGGCCGCGTCGCTCCCGGCATCTACGGAAAGCGCGAGAAGTTCTACCACTGTGAGGTCGATCAGGTGATCACTGGTATCGACCAGATCAGCACGCTTGATTTCCAGCGCACGAACGCCCCTGCGGTGATTGACCCGCGCCGCGTCAAGGTTCGCTGGGTGGCGGAACAGATGAACATCCACCTTGACCGGGTATGGGCCGGGAAGTATTTCAATCCGGACAGCTGGACGCACGTTTATACCGGGGTAAGCACCGGTACGCCCGGAGCCTCGCAGTTCTGGTGTTTTGACAGTGCAAACAGCGATCCTGTTGTGTTTTTCAGCCGCTTGCGCAACCGGATGATTCTCTCGGGCCTTCGCGAGCCGAACAAGATGGTACTGGGCGCAAACGTATTCATTGCGCTGACGAACAACCCTTCCATTTTGGAACGTATCAAGTATCAGGGCAGCGAAGCAAACCCGGCAAACGTAACCGAAAACGTACTTGCGCAGCTGTTCGGGCTGGATGAGATCATTGTCGCGAAAAGCGTATACAACGCCGCGCCCTATGGCACGGAAGATGACATCCGTTTCATCTGCAACCCGAATGACGCACTGCTGACCTATACCACCAGCGCACCCAGCATCGAAGAACCCAGCGCGGGCTACACGTTCACATGGGATATGCTCGGCAACGGGCAGTATACATCTGTGCAGCAGTACCTTGGAGAGGGCGGCACGCACACGGAATTCATCGAAGGTCTTCTCTGCACCGACCCGGAAATCACGTCCGCAGACCTTGGCGTGTACTTGAAGGGCGCAGTCAGTGAAGGCTTCGCGACATAAAGAGGAGGAAAAGACCATGGCATATATTGCAGCAAGGCCCGTTCACTTCGACCGGGAGTACAAAATCGGTGAGATTATCCCGCCGGAAGCAATCGACCCGGCAATGTCACGGAAACTGATTGAGATGGGGAAAATCATTGAAGTCAGCCTCCCGGAGCCGAAAAAGCCGGAACCGGAGCCGACCGGCGAGGGAAGCCCAGAGGCCATGCCTAACGCGGCGGAAACGGCTGGGGATACCAATATCCCGGCAGAGGGCGAACCGCAGGAAGCGGGGCAGGACAGCACCCCGGAAGCCGACAAACCGCAGGCAAAGGGGCAGGACAGAACCCTGGGCACAGCGCCCAAGCCCACCCCCTCGCGAAAAGCGAAGAAGAGTGCATGACCATGACTTACAGCTACGACCCTTCGAAAATCCGGGAGCGCGGCAAAGATCAGATGCGCTTCGAACTGGGCGATACGGCGACAGAGGGCGGCGCGGACACCTGCGCCCTTTCCGACGAAGAATACACCGCCATTCTGGGCGGCATGAAGGACGGCAAAAAGGCGTGGATGCTTGCAAAGCTGGAAGTGCTCGAAGCGATCCTGTTCAAGCTGTCGTACCAGGTCGATACGAAAATTGATGTACTGCAATACGGCTTTTCGGATCGGGCGGAGCGCTGGCAGAAGCTGCACGACGACCTGAAAAAAGAAGTCCGCGCATCCGCTTCCGTCCCGGTGATGGCGAAGCCTATTCGGGACACGCCGCCCTATTTCCACAAAGGGATGGAGGAAAATCCCCGCGCCATGCACGGCGCAGCCCTTCCCCCGTTCCGCAAAATGACAACGTAGGAGGGCTGCGGAATGTTCATGTCAGCAATGAACCTGCGCCCCGGTCAGGAACTGCGGGAATTCGAGGTCTATCGGGACGGAGACCACCGCACCGCAAGCGGCAGGGTGACCGCCAACAGCCGGGAACGGCTCGGTACGGTCAAGGCGATTCTCGCGGCGGCAAAGCCGGAGGAAAAAGAGCGCTGGCGGCAGCTGGAGCACCCGGTCACGCACAAGATCATCCAGCAAGGCACCCCGCCGTTTGAAATCCGTCCCGGCGATTCCTTCACGCGCGGCGATAAGCGGTACATTGTCCAGACCGCGCCCTACAACGTGGGCGATCTCGGTCACTGGACGATTTATTATTGTGACGAACGGAGCGATGTGTAATGGCGAACCACGGGAAGGGGAGCATCATTAGTCAGGGAACGATAAGCGCAGAGAAGCAGCAGTCGATTGCAAATGCACAATTTAACGCCTCTCAGATCATCGGAAAGACGATTGCAACGACGCTGCAAGGCATACAGCGGGAGGTTTCCCGGCGGGCACACCGGGCAAGCAACGAACTGAGGAACGCAGAATTGTACGTCCTTCGTGGGCAGCGCAGCGGCAAAAGATACCGCGTGCCGGGGACCCGCAGAAAATACACGGCATCCGCCCCGGGCGAATCCCCGGCGGTGCGGACGGGCGTTTTCCGGCTTTCGTGGGGGACGCACGTCCACGTGGATCAAAACGGTACGCATTTTCGCGTGGTTTCCGCGATTGAGAGCAAAGAACGCGCTGGCGGGCACCTGCTCGGCGAAATGCTTGAAAACGGCACAGGCAAGACCGCTCCCCGCCCGTACAAGCAAAAGGTGATTGACCGGGCGCTCCCCAAAATCAAGGCGATCTATCAGAAACCCTACAAAGGATGATTGGAGGAACATATGGCACTGATTACAAGTACCACGCAGGCAGTATTCGACCTATCCCAGATTCACCGTGCGGACTGCATCCGCGTCCGCAGGGCAGGCGACACCACATTCCGCAACGGCTTTGTTACGGAGGTGACCCCCGATAAACTGCGGCTGCTCTACTGCAACACGCAGAACAACGCCACCAGCTACCTTGACATTCTCGCGGCAGACGCAGCGGTCGGGGTATGGGAAATCTATTGGACGACCGATTTTCAGACGGTCAACTATGAGAACAACGCGCCCGGTACGGGCGGGGTTGGCGTATGAGCGCGGAAATACGGCGGCTCATCCACGAGCAGGCAACATCAGATACGCAAATGGCGGGAATGCTGGCAGCTTATCACGGTTCGCCAGCTTTCTTTTACCAGAAAGCGCCCAGTGACAGCCGTCCCGGCTGGGGAAATCCCCGGTATCCGCGCGTGGACTTCAACATTGATATGCGAAGCGACCACGAGCGCAAAGCGTCTGGTGTGCTGACGGTCAACATCTGGTGTACCACAGAATGCCCGGCGGTTGGAGAGCTTGACCCGGATCGGGCCATCGAAGCCCGTCTGCTGGAACTGCTTTCCGGGACTTTTACACGGGAACCGACCGGCGGACCATCTGCGCGGAATGGGAACGCTCGGACGAATTTGTATTCGAGGGCGGCAGCAATACGCAGGACAACACCACGCCGGAGGTTTACGGTTTGACCATGACCTTTGAACTGATGGAATTCCCGGAGCAAATTTCCGTCACGCCGGACCCGGTGCAGGGGCTGAACATCTGGACAAAGCGGCACTTCCCGCAGATGAACGTCATTGCGTTCGACGACCTTCCGCCCATCTGGAAGCCTTCAGACGAAGCCCCGGCAATTTACTGGCGCTTTGAAGGTGCCGCCAGCAACAACCGCCAAACCTACGCGGTGACCTGGTTCACGGGAACATTTTCGGCGCACGTCATAGCGGACAGCGTGCCGGAGCGCAACAAATGGACAAAGGCGATCATTGAATATGCGCAGATCGAGGGCGAAGTCGTCCTTTCGGATGGCAGTCCCCTGTTCATTAACCGGCTTGAAGTGCGGCACAGCGCCGACCCTCTGCGGGACGGCCAGCTGGGGCTTACCGGGCAATACGGTGTCCTGCGTCAGCCGCAGAAGGAACCGGCGCAAATAAAACTGTTAAAACCGAATTTACAGCATGAGAAGGGAGAAATCGGCATTATGGCAGAAGCGAAATACAAAGCGGCAGAGCTGGCGGCAAAGGCACGTCAGCTATTCGGCACGACCCCGGAGGTCGTTACCGTAGCGCTCCGGGATGCGGGCAGGGAATCCGCATCTGTGGAGGAAACGCGTCAGATCGTCCGGGCATTCCTGGGCAGGGAGGTAAAGTGATATGGGAGCGTTTTATATCAGCGGCGAAAAGAAAACGCGCCCCGGCACGTATTTCCGTTACGAGAACCGGGGAACGCCGCCCGTCGCCGGAGTGGACGACGGCAAGTGCGCGGCGGTACTGCGTTCCAACTGGGGGCCGCTTGGAAAAGCGGTCGTATTGGAGCAGTCCGAGGATATTGCAAAGCAGTTCGGCGACGGCGGCGAAAACGGGACGACAGCCGTTGCCATGGAGCAGTTCAAGGGCGGCGCCCGGCTGGTTTACGCCGTCCGCCTTGGCACGGGCGGCACGCACGGGACCTACACCATCAAAGACAGTGAGGGCGAAAG